CAGAAGCCCAAATACCACGCCATATACGATAGTATTCATCCCATTTGGTAAGATAATTAGTATTTCTGTGGTCTTCCCACTGTGTAACTTTATCTACGACCCAAGAACTTAAGGAAGCTTGGGGGTCGTTGTATGCTAATTTAGTATCCTGCGACATCGTCTAATGGTTCCCATTCTTCTAAGTCTATTGACTGTGCAAAATCTGCTACAGATACTTGGTCTATGTAGGCTAGTGAGTCAAGTAAGTCATCATGTGCTAAATGGCTAGGGAAATCTAACATCTGAGTTATGAAGTGATGATTCCAATCTGCTTTCCTTAGCTTTATTTTACCATGTTCCATACGTCCTTGTAAAGCCCAAACTATCCTATCTTGCTTTTTTTTACCACCGTGGCTAACATCTGTTATGTTTATCCACCTGCCTTGACTTCTCATTTCGTCCTCAAGATAAGGCATTATGGCATTTTTTAACGCACCTGATTCAATACCTACTGTACTTGCTTCGACATCTTCTGCTGCGTATAAAATCTTTTGTGCTGTCTCTTTGATACCCCATCTTCCGTGTAGAATATCTTTTACTAACCACTCATCCCCTGCAATCTTAACAATAGATATTGCTGTTTCGTCAAGCTTAGAGGACTTTAATCCTCTTTCTTTATTAGATTTCTCAAACCCTGCCGGATCGACTGATATGACGTAATGACCATGCTTTTGACTTTTGATACTATCGAACTCATCATCATCAACATATTTAATCCACTCCTCTTTAAATATACCACCTGAGAAATTTTCAAAGGTAGCTTCAAATTCCTGTCTAAAAGCCTGAGTACTCATGGTACGCTTGGCTGCTTCTATTTCTACTGGGTCTAGAAAAGTATTATCGGTAGAATTAAACTGAAAAGCATCCCAATCATGTTTGTTTTCCTCTTTCTGTGCATCTACCCAAAGATCGTAGAAGTGATTTTTTCCTGCTGGTGTCCCTATAAATAAAGCTTCACCTTTTACGTCTGCTAAGGTTGGTCTTAGGATCATCTCCCAGACCTCTTGCTTCATTGAAGCGTACTCGTCCATAACAACATAAGCAAGACCCACACCCCTAAGAGTATCGGGACGGTCCGAACCCTTGAGATAAATTTTTCTGTCATTAACCAGAGTAAGTGTCGCAGTATTTTCGTGTGCTGATTTAATGACATCTTTACCTACTTCCTTCAATATAGACCAAAGAATATCCTTAGCTTGTTGAAACGTAGGTGCTACATAAAATACATCTTTAGAGTTACTTTGGAGTGCTTTAATAATTAACACCCATGCTGCTAAGTAACTTTTACCAAATCTTCTACCACAAGAGGCAACTTTAAATCTCTTGGGTGACTTAAATATTTCCATCTGAGCATCATGTAATGTGACTTTAAGTTCTGCCATTACTTTTCTTCTGTGTACTCAGCTTCTATTGTCTTGTAGTCTTCTTCCTCTTCTCTTTCGATTGCCTTAACACCTTCGACTATGATGTTAATACCTAAGTCCTGATGGTCATGTGTAATTTCGACTGCCTTGCTTGTTGGTATAATACGATCCATACACATTTTAAGACAATGCCTATCTCCCTCAAGTGCCATATCGATTACTTTCTGGACTATTTCGGGACCTTTGTTAGACATCAATTCCCTAGATAACTTAGTAAACTTATTTAGGGAACCTTTAGTACGACCATTTGGATTTAAGGGAGGCATCCCTTTATATAAAGCTGGATTACCTCTTTTCTTTTTCTTAACTGGCTCTTCTTTAGAAGAAGACATAAATATTTATTCCTTTTTGCTTTAACCCGTCTTTCAACTAAGTTGATAAAGATAGGAAGACAAATCAATTACTTAAGTGTACTTAAGTGAGTAGTACAAGTTATAAACTTAAATGTTAAACACTTAAAGTTAACCACTTTTGTATTTAAGTGTACTTAAGTAACTCAATATAAGTATATTGTAGCATATTTTCATTCTTAAGTCAATGGGGCCAGTGAAGTTTTTTTAACTTCTTAGGTACATACCGCGATTCTGAGCAAAGTCAAGTCAAAACTAGCTTCTTTTTAATATTTATATAATCTTTTTACTCTTTTGTGACACTTTTGCAACACATTAGACACCCTCCATTACTTACGGACTTTTTAGTAGTCAAGGTCCAAATTGCTTCTCATGTGGTCCTGAGTGTATTACAATAATTATCCCCAGACCACAGGGGTCCCCCCCATGCTTATGTGGCACAAATGTCACACTGTTGTTCTCAGGTAACACACAGGTGTTGCCTAAGTGTCACTGTTGCATTAATACCACACAGGTGTTGCATAAGTGTCACATGAGAAGTTGGCATGGTTATTGCATAAGCAACATGTGTGCCAAAAGAATACCAAAGTGTAAGAGTGTATGATCTACGCTATGGACCACATTAGAACAAACAAGCAACTAATGTTCTCATTATGTCCGCTATGCTACAGAGCAAAACATACACTATTATATAGTCTAGGTATCTAGAACACTAAATCAACTAAGAACGTCTTAAAATGCCCTATGAACGATTTAGGTGTTTTTATGCAATTAAATGCAATTAAATGTAATTAAATTCAAATTAGCTATTGAAATCTGTTTAAACATAATGTAAGCTTCAGTCTCGAAGAGTAATTTTAACAATGAGAACAGAATAGGAACATACAAAATGACAAATAGATTTGAAGAAAACAACGCAATATATTTTACTGTAGATGAATGCAATTATTTGGCACGTTTAGTAGAAAAAGATATGGAAGCTAAAGATTGTGTTGATGCGAATAAAGCTTACGATGAAAAAGATTATCCTTACGAAGGGTGTCGTACTCTCAAGCATTATGTTTGGAATGTTTTAGAGACAGGTTCCAACGAATAATATTAATTCACATAATCCAAAAGACCACCGGCTATTAAATTAGCGGTGGTTTTCTGGGTAGATAAACAAACTTAGAAAGGTTAAAATAATGAACATTACAATGACACCTAAAGAATACGCAATTAAAAATGATAGTGAATTTTTGGTTAATAATATTGAGTTAGCTATTAGCCAAAATAATTTACCCGTGGGTATGGACATCGATTACGCTTTATCTGTTTTAGATGAAGCAAAAGCAACTAAAAAAATAGACACCCGCGAGCAATGGCTAAACCGTGCTAAAGACGGCATGATTAAGACGGTGTTTAAACAAGCGGGATACGCAGAAAAAGACTTTCCACAAATTAGGATCACATGCGCACCTATTGGCTCACGTAAAACTAAGACAATAGGGCAATGTTATAACAATACTTTAAGCGATGATAATACTTTTGAGATTGTCATTAGTTCAGAAATTGACACACCTGAGGAAACAATAGCTATTCTTGCACATGAAATAATACATGCACTAGTTGGATTAGAGGCGCAACACGGCCCTAAGTTTCGTAAAGTTGCATTAGCTATCGGCTTAGAGGGCAAAATGTCAGCAACTGTTGCGGGTGAAGCGTTTAAACAAGCCACACAGGCATTATTAGTTAAATTAGGCGAATATCCGCATGCCAGTATGAAAAGGGGCGAAAAGAAAAAGCAAACAACTCGCATGGTAAAATTAGAATGCGGAGATTGTGGGTTTATTTGTCGTGCCTCACGATCTGCTATAGAGGCGTCGGGAGAGCCAACTTGCGGTTGTGGTGGTGAAATGTGGGTTGCTTAAACTCTCTCTATAACCCGTAACAAAAAGGTTGTATTGTGTTTAAAGACATGATACGACCTTAAGGAGGTAGTAGAACAAATTTTTTAAAGGGGTTTAGATAATGGAATATATAGAAAGCGTTATGTCAATAGTAGCCTTAGTTTATGCTTTTGCTACAATTTTAATTTTAACACGTTTATAGAGGGGTAAAATAAAATGAACAATAGTGAATTTTGGTCTTGCATATTATGGCTGACCGTGCTAACAAGCTTAATATTAACATCTAATTTTTTTAATGAGTTACTTAAGGAGATATTTTAAAATGAAGGTTTCAAATTATTACAACAAACAATCAAA